ATATTAACTCTACCGTCTGGGCCTGGAGTTCTTGTAATTGAATCGGATTCCTTGTGACCAAAGAATTTGTCATGGTCTGACTCAATCGGGATTCCTGTGAAACACGAAGGTCGCTTATAGATACAATTCTTGATTTAGACGTGTCAATTTTTTTATTTATATCCGACTTCTTCAACTCTAAAATTGAAATCTTTTCGAGGGAAAGTTTATTATCAAGAGATGACCTCTGATAAGAAGACGTCAGATATCCAAAAATACCTAAAGATGTTATAAACATCAAACACGCTCAGAGTGAGATATGTTTTAAGATATGTTTTTGTGGATTTCCAGTATTTGAATAAGAAGCTCGTCGCGACGAGTTTTCCTAGTTCTAAAGAAGCTGCCATTACCATAGCTGCTGCCTTAGACCCAGAAAACAACATAGCTATGCCGACGATGGAAAAATACGCAGCACAAGCTGCGATAAAAAATGACGTGAAAGCAACTAATCGTTTAAATGTGAAATGTTTCATACTGTATCAATATAACTATTGACACAGCAACCGAAAAAACCCTCATTCAAAAGGATTTCTGTTCTCTTTTCCATCCATCATATTCCGACCTGCAAGCGAGATAATCGGCAGCATGGACAACCCTTGGCAAATTTGTTTTCAACTCATTGTCAGGGTTATAACTCTTTAAATACGACGAACAGGCGTCATGGTAAAGGCCGTCTGACAATTTTATAGCGAGAGTTTCTTTCCAACTACATACGATTTGATGCTGTTGGAGAATATACAACGCTCTGTCTGTGACGTCCATATACTGTAAATTGGCGTTGAATTTATACAACTCTCCTCTGTTTTTTTGGTGCCAGTCGCTCGTCTGTGGGAGGTAGTATTCCCCCTGTTCCAAGTCTCCCAATTTACCCAAATCGTGATGTAATGCTGAAAAAATCATCTCCTCGTCTGTGAAATCTATGGTTGCTCCCATTGCTTCCCACAACTTCTTTGTTCCTACCGCTGCCTTATAGACATTCATAATGTGATCGATATAACCACCTACATAAGCATTATGAAAATGTGCTTTAGCTGAAGCAGGAGCCATAACTAACCTTACACCATAGGCTTCCTCAGAGTAGAGTTTTCGGAGTTTATCCAAACGTTCTCCAGTGAAGGTCTTTTCGACCAACGCCATGAACTTATCGTAGAGCTTTTGGAGATCTGATTCAGTGTATTCTTTCATCTAAGAAATATACACCGACATTTTCTGTTACACAAGTTTATTTACGAATGGAATCCACGAGTTTAATACATTCATCTGCTTTGGCATTTATCTTTGCCATTGTGAGGTCGTATTCTGCGTGAGGAAATGATAGAGAAAGGATTTCTTCAAGGTTTCTTTTAATACCTTCTTCAGCAGTCTCTTTTACTTGAACATAGTCTTTCATAGTGTTGTCCCTATAAGTACTGAACACACCGGAATACTCAACGTTTATTTGTGAACGTTTACGTTTTGATTAAATATCTAAACGTATAATCGTATCCAGACGAAGAAATATCTGCATTCGTGGGGTTAAGGTTTCTAGGAATATTTTCGACCGGAGTTCTTCCTGCTATTTCCCCCATGTTTGGTATAAAAAATGAAGCCGAAAATGTCTGCGCCAGATTCAAACCCGAGGTGTTATACCCAGCGAATTCTAACTGAACGGTAGATTCATGTAGAGATGCTGACGGCATATCATTATAAGAACCACTATATCTTATCACGCTGCATGTGAACGGCGATTCATCAACAAAAACAAGACTTGCGGACTGTGTAATCGGAGATGCTGGAGATGATTGTATTAGATATCCAATAGACGTTTTGTGTGTCACATTGTCTACCACTTTAAATCTGGAATTATATGCTACATTAGAACTGGGTGAAAATCGTATAGAAGTGTAACTTCCAAATGAAGTGGAACTTGTCACCGGTAACACAGAAAGTCCGACTGTCACATCAAATGTGAAGTTGGAATTTGTATTTGGTTCAAATATAATAAATCTATAATCTCCTCGCGATAAATTCTCAAACGACGCTGTTGGCGATGCGCTGGATACCACTTTAACGGAAGAAGTTGTGACGCCGTTAAATAATCCCGTTATTGTATAAACGCCATTAGTTGTGCCCGACTGTGGCAAAAATCTTATTCTACCGTTCCCATGATAATATATCACATCTCTTCCGTCGGAGAACCAATCTGCACCCTCTCTTGCTATATGGTAAGTTTCGGCATCAACGTAAACAGACATTAATTCATTGAAAGCAGTTCGTGTGGCAGTAATGGTGAGCGGAGGATAATAGCCAAATTTTCTTCCTAATGAATTATACAAATCACCATATTCAGACACCAATACATCCCTACCATCACAGACTAAGTATTCCGATGTGGCTTCTAATTGATCAGTATCTTCGCCCGCATACAATATCATGTATCCCGTTTCGATTCCGTTTGACGAATATTCTGATATGGATGCGGTGGATGCGAAACTGGAGCTTAAAGCATAAGAACTGCTAATAGCAAACACTCCGCTACCGGACGCAGATGATGCTGATATGGCGTATGATGAACTTAACGAGGACGAACTATTAAGAGAATAACTGCTTGAAATCGAATACGAACTCGATACAGCAAATATCCCAGATCCAGACGCATAACTGGCTGTCAGTGCGTATGAAGAACTAAAAGACCAATCGCTTGATGCAGCAAATACTTGACTTCCACTGGCAGCATAAGAAAAACTTGAAGTTATACTTGAAGATGCCCAACTGGCACTTATTATTTTATGTGAAAACGAAGATGTTATAGAATAACTAGCAGATTCCACTGAAGCGGAGGCAGCTATGACGCCCATGAGATATCCCCACGAGACACTCTTTGACTCAGAAATCGGCGAGACGTCTTGAACCAAAAACAAATCTTCGTTTGAAATTTGTCCGTCAAGACTGTTAAGTTCTGAAATTCTCTTGTTTGCCATGTATCTTTAAATAAGTATGAGGTTAATCACCGTTTGATGTTGTAATAAAATGCACTCCCAGACGGACCCATATTAGTCCCATAAACGATAGTGCCGTCAGAATATGATCCTGTTATATACGACGTTACTCCATAGGATTGACTTATATGAGAATTCATTGGGCCGGATGAAGTCCTTTCAGTGTTCGTGGTATTTATCGAAGAGTTATATGGACCCGTTCCACCGGAAGATGTCGGAAGATTTGTCGAGATTTTCGGTAGACGATTTATAACCACTGGGCCTGACGGCCAGGGGGAACCAGTTGCGAACTTTTGACCAAGCGCGGCGGCCAACCCTGGTTCTAAAGAAGAAGTATAAGTTCTTCCATCACAATTATACCAATTCTTAGATCCGCTTAAAAATACCCCCGCGTATATGAGTATCATCCCAGGAAGGGGACCATTTGAAGATGTGTGTGAAAGTCTACATCTTTCCGATAGAGTCACCCGAGCAGATAAAGATGCGGAAATAGAGAATACTCCTGATCCTGTACAATTGTCTGTAAAAGTTGAAACTGAAGTGGATATGGAATTTAAAGAATTTTTTGAAAAAACCGATGATGTTGAAGCAAAACTTGATGATATAGAAAAAACTCTATCGCCGACTGCATACTGTGCTCCTCCTGGGGAAAAATATACAAATTCTCTAAAACCAGATGTTGCCGGAACCTTATAATCTACTTTTACACCGAATTTTAGAGGCCTATCAACGGAATCCAATTTAGATACTTCAAATTCATATAAATTTGAAGGCAGCCCACTATAAGTTATTGACCCAGATAACGCGTTTATCGTTTTAGACCCTAATATTTCCGAGAAGCTTGTTGGTTTAATAACGTATATGTTACCGAACGGTGCCCGTGGTTTTATGTATATTACACCGTCTCCACGAGGAGACGTTAATATATTCAACGTATCACTGCTCGACGTGACCTCAAATGTGTCTGTATGGGTGTAACAATAACTCGACGACACAGAATAACTGCTGGAAGTTGCGATGACTCCAGATCCGCTTGCCGCCGACGCGAATGATGACGCTGAAACATATTCCGATAAACTGCACGATAAAGTTGTTCCTGCCGTGAGCGAACTCGTTAATGAATAACTCGAAGATAAGAATACAATATCATCAAGTACATCAGACAACACTCCAAGAGAAATGGTATTAGTTGTAAGCTCACTTTTATCCACCACTACGAATAAATCCGCAGAGTCTATGGAATTGCTTATCGACGTTAAATTGTGAAGCTGGCGATTTGACATTACTTATTACTGATAAGTATGAAATCTCAGTCCTTTTTGGATTCTTTTTTGATCTTTTTGATGATAAACTTGACCAACTTAGACCTCACGATGTCGTCTTCATTGAAAGTGAACGTATAAATTCCGTTCTCTTTACTCTCCACATCGGCGAATGTATTGAACATCTTTTGGAAACCACTTTTAACGCCAATATCGGTCTGATCGGTGTCTCCGAGGACAAAAATTTTACTAAATTCACCAACCCTTGTAATGAGAGTGAGGAGTTCTTTTGATGTCATGTTTTGTGCCTCGTCGGCTATCACTGCTTTGGCATTCCAACTCAATCCCCGAAGGAACCCAACGGGGACAGATTCAACTCTACCTTCCAGTTGGAGAGAACGAACCTCAGATGCGGGGAGGAGTTCATCTAACTTATCTATTAATGGTTGTAAATACGGAGCCATCTTTTCGTTACATTCGCCCGGAAGGAATCCGAGCTTACTATCGCTACTTTCGACAGCGCTTCTTATATACATCAAATCGCTGACTCTTTTTTCGTTCATCAGTTTCAACGAAGCCAACACGGATAGATATGTTTTTGCTGTTCCTGCTGGACCAGATACAAAAATCATTTTCACATCTCTATTCAAAGCGAGAGACAAAAATTCCTTCTGTTTTTCTGTAAGAGGTTGTTTTTCTAAAATTGTAAGACCGTTCCGTATTTTAGATTTTTGTGGAACCACTGGGCTTGTGTCTGGTTTATTCCGACGGTTTTTGTTTTTCATACTTTTTTAGTAATTTCAAATTAACACGTTTTACTCTATTACAGAGTTCGTATTTTTCTTCGTCAACATAAAACTTATAAATATTTTCTACATTTTCTAAAAAGCAATCACCATTGAGTGTAACTATAAAATCAGAACCCTTAAATGAGAAAATTTCTATAGAATCTAAGTCGTTGGATAAAGAATACTCTAT